ACCGATCTCGGCGACGATGCCCTGCAGCGTCCTATTCTCCCAACTGCCGCTGCGGATGGTCTTGCCGCTGCCACGCAGGTCGCTGGCCTTGCCGCGGATCACCAGGGTGTCTGGCGGGCCCGACAGCTCGACCTCATCGACGGTGTAGCGACCCAGGCGGCTCAAAGGCTGGCCGGCGTAGCCCAGGTGCACCTCCAGCAGCGCGCCCCTGGCCGGCAGCGCCACGTTGCCGTCACGGGCATCGATGCGCAGTTCGAATTCGTCCGACTCGAGGCCAGGTTTATCAGTGGTGCGCAGCAGCAGCAGACGGTCGTTGATCAGGTTGGTGATGTCATTGCCGTCGGCGGTGATACGGAATTGGGGTTGCACGATTGAGGCTCCGATGTCAGTCCCACAGTTGCAAGGTTTCGCTCGTCGTCATCGGCAGTTCCGGCAACAGGATCCTCACCCCGGCGCGAAACGGCTGCGCCTCGTCCGCCAGCCCCTGGTTGGCATCCAGCACGGCCTCGACCGTGCCGGAAAGATGGCCGTAATAGTGCTGGCAGAGAGTATCGAGCAGGTCGCCCTCAGACGTTGTGCAGGTCTTGGCCATAGCTCACGAACTCCAGTGAAAATCCTTGTTTGCGCGGAATGCCGCCAGCCAGCAGGACACTCTGCTCTTCCTCGATGCTGGTCAGGCACCAGGTACCGAGCACCTCGCCGTAGCCAGTGGTCAACGACAGTGGCAGCAACTGGCGGCCAATGCTGCGCAGTGTCTGCAACTGGCCAAGGCCACCCTTGAAACCGGGGAAGATCGCCCCTCGAATGCTGATGGTCTCTTCACCCAGGCTCACCGCCTGCTGCGCGGTGTCGCGGCTCAGCCGCTCCTGGCCGGCCCAACGGAAACGAGTCTGCCGGCGCAACTGGTCGAAGGCGGCGGTGTCGAGGTTGAAGTAGTACGGCGCTGAACCGGCCTTGAGTGGTTGCATCACCAACAGGTGGGGGAATGGCTTGACAGCTTCGGCCGCTGGCGTCGCCTCGGGCGCGAAGCCCAGCGTCGACAGCATGCCGTTGACGGTCGAACGCACCTCTCCCACCACACGGCGTATCGCTGCCCCGGCCTTGGCGGCATGGGCGGCGAAGCCGTCGATGCGATCACGCACCTGACGTACCACCGCCACCGCCTGGTCGTACTTGGCCACTACCTTGGCGACCCGGGCCTGGGCATTGCTGATTGCACGCATCGTGCGTTGCAACTTGGCGCCGATGACCGGACCAACCACCGGCAAACCTTCCAGTTCACCCACGGCGCCTTGTATATGGCCGATCGCGTCGTTCATCGGATCCAGGATGGCGTCGGGACGCCGACGCCCTGCCTCTCCCGCCTTGACCAGGGCGTGCAGCGTGGCTTGCAGCTGCTCCATGTAGGTCATGTATCCTCCTTAAAGTGCGATGTGTGGGGTGTCGGCCAACTGCGCCGAACGGGCCTGACGCATCAGCTCTTCCAGCTGACGACGGGCGATGGCCTCCAGTTGAGCAAGCGTGCCTGGGTCGTCGAGGCTATTGGTGACACTGACGGGCATGTTCGAGGTGAACGTGAACTGCTGGTTGTAGACGGGTGCCGGCGGTGTGGCCGCAGGTGTCGATGCAACGGCAGGCGGCCCCTGGGCAGGTGTCGCCTGACTGTTTATCGAGCGCACCACATCACCGGGTACGGCCTTCTGTTCGAGCGGGTCCTTGGGCGCAGCGGACATAGCCTCGCCGGCCTTGGCTGCAGCCTCTCCTTTGACCGGCTGATCCTTGCCGCCAAACCAGGTCTTGCCCAGCCAACCGCCAAGCTGATCACCTACCATCCCACCAAGTGCGGCACCGAAGGTGGTGCCGACCACCGGCACGACAGAGCCGATGGCACCGCCGACCAGCGTCCCGACCAACCCACCGACGGCACTGCCATAGCCTTCGGCTTTTTCGCCATCGGGCTTGTCGCTGGTGAAGGTTTCCAGCCCTTGCCGAGTCGCTTTCAGTACCGCAGGCTTGGCCAGGACCTTCATCGCCGCGCCAACGCCCTTGGGTTCCGGTGCTGAGGCTGCGTCTGCTGTAGGTTGAGCCGTTTGGGAAGCTTGCGCGCCCTCCTTGGCAGGTTCGCTTGCCTCGGCAATCTTGTTGCTTGCGGGCATCGCGCCCCCCGGATCACCCTCGGCAGCAGGCGTTGCGGATGCCCCCACCTTTCCGGCGACCGGCTTGGCACCCTCCTTGTCAACACCGAACCAGGTTTTACCGATCCAGCCACCAACCGCCTCCCCCACCATGCCGCCAACCGTGGAACCGACGACAGTTCCCAGGCCCGGCACGACCGAGCCCAAAGCACCGCCAACCAGCGTACCGACCAGACCGCCTACAGCATTGCCGTAGCCTTCGGCCTTCTCGCTCTCGGACTTGTCACTGGTGAATGTCTCCAGGCCTTTACCCACGGCGCCAAGCACCGCTGGCTTGCCGAGCGATTTGACGGCACCGCCCATCTTGGCAAGTACTCCCTTGGGAGCGTCGGCTGCCGGCGGGGAAGGTGTGGCTGGCGTTGAAGCGGGTACTGCCGGTGGCTTGTCCGCCACGGCCTTCAGCAACGCACTGGCAGATGTCTGCACGGGTGCATTTGCTATGGGGACCTGTGCGCCAGGCAGGGTTGCGTCGCCCAGAGCCAGCAAGCGTTGCCCTGCCAGCATGGCGCCGACCCCAAGCTCGCCAAAGGCGCTGCCCAAGATCGGTAGAGTCCCTGCGTCAGCCTGTGCCTCGAACAGGCTGAGCGAGG